TGTGCACAGGTAACCCTGTGTACAACTTAACGAAGATTTATTTGTAGAATTAAAAGTTCTACCCTTAAGTTTTTGCACTACTAACGTGCTTTCTAAAAATGTTTAAAAACATTATTATCAAAATTTGCCCCCCCATAGTTTATGATCTATTTAAAATCATACAACCCGGTCTCTAGATCCAGACCTTGTGTGGAGTTCATGCTCCTCACACTAAACCACTGAAAATACGGTATCAGTACATGACGCATTATATTACTATTAGGTTGCGTAATAACCGAATTAGTTCAAACCGATATGTTTCGGCAAAAGACCACAATGACAAATATTGTGGCACCAGGTCAATGGTTTTAGCGAACCCCGTCATATGCCTATAGATAAATAGACAAATTATCGCTTCACCAATGTTTTCTTCGGAAGCATTGGGATGTGCACTCGAACGTGCTCATCCCCTGGTCCTCGAACCAAAAATGAAGTCCCGTGGTCTCACCCCCACTGGCAAAGCTTCGGACAATAGCTTTAAGTCCACTTCAGTCGCACCGTCAATGACATTTACGTCAACGCAATACGACAGTCTTTCTTTGGACACACCAGAATCAAAGAACGCTCGCCAAGCGAAACAGGCTTTCCTTAACAAGACCTTAGAGTCCAAAGTCCAGTTTTTATTATCTGGCAATCCTAGCTACCAACCACAAGCTGCCCTACTTATTCCGGGATTATTTTCCCTGAAGGACACCTTACGTCAGCAACTAACTGACTCAGCTATCTCTCAAATTGAGGGAATTGTTGCTTTATATGGCGCTCTTTGTAGCGTCAATGATTCAGCTGGCTTTCTCTGCGTATTAACTATTTACGCCAAAACCTTTAGTCAAGAGGCTCTCACCTCTCAACTAACTCAACTTGTTGGAAAACTCTTTAGCGGATATGAACCACAATCCTCTTCTGACAAACCTGAATGGCTGACACAACTATCGTCAGCCCTCCATGACTGGAAATTACTTGTTAATAATCCAGCTTTTACGAAAATTTCTCGTGTGGTATCCCTCCTCGTTACATTAGGAGTCATCGAGAATACCTCCCTTCATTTGGGAGGTTTTGAGATCTTCGCCATCGAAGCTCAAAAGAAGCAATGCAATGCTGTCGACTTAATCGACGCTATGATTGAAACAATCGTTTTCTTTGCAGAAGGCGGTTATCAATGCTTCGTTACCGGGTCGCTCGCGCCCTTACTCTTTTCTACTCCCAAACTAGTGGAGTTGGAAGAGAAGTATATTTCTAAAGTTGAGCAATGGGAACATGCCCGTAACGGCAATCTTGAACGTTTCCTGTCCATCAGTGAAGCTGAATTTGACAAAGAGTTAAAAGAACTCGTTGAAGAATTTCACATGATGTACAAAACCATGCCTAACGGCACTGAGAAGAAAATCATTCAACAAAAATGGGAATCTCTCTCTAAAATTTTGACAGAATTTACTTCTGTACGAATTAGTGGTGGCCTTCGCAAAGCCCCCCTTGCTGTCAAAATCTACGGCAACTCTGGTGTCGGCAAATCTACTTTTGCTGATCTCACCATGGTTACTGTTCTCAAAGCTATGGATTTACCTTGCACTTCCGATTACATTTGTACTCTTAATGCTTCGGATAAATACATGTCTAACTATCGCTCTTATATCACTGGAGTGAAAATTGATGACCTTGGAAACAATAAAAAGGAATTCTGGGAGGTTGCGCCTTCAGAATCAATCATCAGAATCGTGAACAATATTCGCGAATATGCTGTTATGGCAGACATAGCCAATAAAGGTAAGATTTCTATCGAACCTGGCTGTCTTACTATCACCACAAATGTAGAAGAACTACATGCTGGCATTTCATCATACAATTCAATGTCTGTTCTCAGACGTTGCCATATCCATGTCGAACTTAAAGTACGTCCTGAATTTATGACCAATAATCTTTTAGATTCGGCCAAAGTTTTAGATCACTTTGGGAGCCTCGACAAACTCAATGATATCTGGCTTATCACCCTCAAACGTCCCATTGGTGACGGTCCTACTGGACAAGCATTCAGCAGTTATGAGATTCTCAAAACTGATATCTCTATTACTGAATATCTCAATATTATTATTGCCAAAGCCAAATCCCATAATGCCCAACAACAAAGCATTGTGGAGTCCTTCAAAGAACCAGCTGATATTGTCAGCATTTGCTCTACTTGCAATCGTGTCTCTGAAACTTGTACTTGTCCTGTCCTCGAAACTGTCGAGGAAGAAGAAGATGAAGAAGAGGAAGAAGATGACTATGAACCTCACTTCGGTGAGAAATTAGATCATAAGATTTGCATTTGTGACATTTGTAGTCAAGTCAATGAAACTTGCGCTTGTTTTTGCCCCGAAATTTTCGAGGAAAAATGTGATGTATATGAACCTCACTTCGGTGAGAGATTAGCTCATCAAATTACCACACGTGCTTCTAAATTTCATCATGACCTCCGGATAGGACACAGCTCAGTCGAAACTCAATGTGAAGACTTTGCGATCTCTACTCTTATTAAATTCCTTAAGGCATTTGAAGAGTCCCCCTACTCCTCTTGGACCGCTTTTATCCCCGAACAATGGATGGAAAATGATTTTATCAAATCCACCATTATCACTATGGGTGAAGATGTTATAGGAACAGATATGAAGACTTACACTCGCCGAATGGCGTGGAGTTATTTCCTCACTTCTATACCAATATTTTCTATCTGCGGTTTCAAGATAACCCAACTTTTTCTCATATTAGGTTTTATACATTACTTGTTGACCTATAGCACTATTGTCGAGACTAAGAAAACAGCTTACATGCAACATCTCATTAAATCTCGTGATGTCCTTCCTCAATTATTTAAGGATGTCCGTGATAAACATGTGAAATATGCCTGTGGTGCCTTTGGCGCCCTCGCAATTTTGTACGCTGCTGCTCAAACTTATAAAGCACTTCGCTCCAACCTCTCATTACAAGGTAGTTTACGCCCAAAAAGCATGGACGATATTCGTAAAAGAGATTTAGAAGCCGATGTGTGGAAACCAGCTCCTGATCCCGTTCCTATGGGAAATGATGGAAGTTGGTCTAGTATTGAACAGGCTGCTGCTGGTTTAAAAGCCAACCAGTACATTGTAGAAGTTGGTGATCAATTCAGTGGAGCTATTTGCTTGCAAACTAAGATTTTTGCTATGCCTGCCCACTTGTTGCCTGCTAAACCTACAACCATCACGCTAAAAGGACGTTGTTATACTATCAAAACGTTATTGAGTCCAGAGTATGCTATCATTATCCCTAATACAGATATGGCAGTATTCTATGTACCCAATGCGTTTCCCTCGAAAAACATCCTTGTGCATTTTGAACCAAACTACGTTCGCCATCCAATTATGGCATCCATGATCGGGGTTTCCTATGAAGGTGAGCAATATACTGCTCGCACTCTTTGGAGCTTCGCTCATGGTGTGTCTAACGGACCTTATGCTTTTCCAGGTTCATATTATGATCTAGCCAGTCTAACTACGGCTGCTGGAATGTGTATGTCCCCCATTGTTAGTGATTCCAAGTCTCGTAAGATTCTTGGTTTCCACATCGGTGGTGTGACAGGCACTCCCAAAGGATGTGGCTTTGCAATCACTACGCCGCAACTTGAACTTGCAATCAACCAATTGTTAGCTTTAAGTAAGACCTTTTTAGCTGCTCCTCAAGCAACAGATATCCCTGATACTCTCATGGGAAAGAAAATTGTCGAGAAGCCCACTGTTCATGCCAAATGTCCTACAAACTTCATTACTGGCGAGCCTGCTCTTGTAGCTTATGGCTCTGTCATTGGCAGATCACACATGACGTCAGCAGTTATTGATACACCTATCTCTAAAACAGTTGAACAAGTCACTGGAGTACCTAATAATTATGGTCCTCCCCGGTTCACTGACCCTGTCTTGAAAGACGGTTACGTGGACAAACAAAAATGGAAACCTTGGTATGCATCTTTAGAGGTGTGTTCCAAACCTTCCATTGGCTTTCCTACTGCCCAAGTGGATCAAGCCATAGACGACTATCTGGTCGATCTTAAAGAACAATTTGATGCTATTGATTATGGCCCAGAATTGCGCCCCCTTAACCACCAAGAAACCATTTCTGGTATAGATGGTAAGCGCTTTATCGATGCTATGATCACTAAGACATCTATAGGCTATCCGATCGGCGGGCCTAAATCCAAACATATGATAGATTTGGAACCTACTGCTGATCATTCTTGTCCTCGTGATTTCACTCCGGAGATCCAAGCTGAAATTGCTCGTGTGCTAACCTGTGCCGATGCAGATGAAAGTTTGAATCTTATCTTTGGAGCTAATCTCAAGGATGAACCCACTAAAACGACAAAAGAAAAAGTGCGTGTCTATCAGGCCGCACCCTTAGCTTTACAATATGCACTTAGGATGTACTTCCTTCCTCCTGCTCGCTTTTTGTCACTCAACCCTCTTATTTCTGAATGTGCTGTGGGTATAAATGCACATGGGCCACAATGGGATGAACTTTCCCGTCACATGGCTCACTTCGGTGAGGATCGCATCATTGCTGGTGATTATTCTAAGTATGATCTTCGCATGCCTGCACAACTTACTCTATCAGCTTTCTCTGTTATGATCGAGATTGCTAAATGGTCAGGTAACTACTCTGATCAAGAACTAAAGAGGATGCGTGTTCTCGCCCATGAAGTGTGCACTCCCTTGGTTGCCTACAATGGCACCTTGCTGCGCTTTTTGGGTACTAATCCATCCGGACAAAACCTTACTGTCTATATTAATAGTATTGTTAACTCCGTTCTCCATCGTATTTGTTTCTTTGATGAATATTCTGAAAAAGATTTGATCCGTATAGGGAAAGAACTTGGTCTGGGAAGACCTGCTCGTTTTCGTGACTTGGTAACACTTGCCACTTACGGAGACGACGCGAAAGGATCCGTCCGTGTAGGGTATGATCGCTTCAATCATTGTTCGATGGCTAATTTATTGGCTGAGAATGATATGAAGTTTACCATGCCCGACAAGGAATCTGATCCTGTCCCTTTCATGTCACGTCAGCGTGCCGATTTCCTTAAACGGAAGGATCGGTACGATGAAGACTTGGGTCACTATGTAGGTGAATTGGATGAAGAAAGTATTTTTAAATCTTTGCACAGTATTTTGAAACCTACGACTCAATCTGCCCTCGAAGTTGCAACTTCCAACGTCGATGGTGCTCTACGCGAATGGTTCTTTCACGGACGTGAAGTTTTTGACTTTCGTCTTGCCCAAATGAAAGAAATCGCTCGTATTGAGAATTTACCTTGTACTACCCTAGACCAAACATTTGATGACCGTGTGAAAGCATGGAAGACAAAATATGTTCCTCTTGAGGTTTAATTCTAGAATAGCTAGATTTTAACCTATGTATTATTATTGTTTTATGTTTATATATCTGACCATCACGTCCTTAAACTGTTCGGAGGCGCACTCATGTGTCAACGTAACTTATGTGAAACCAAAAATGAGCTGTACATATTGATTACGGCAGTCGACCTTAGTGTCTACCCCTTAAATAGACTGACGCTTGTGTATATCTGGGAAGCATAATGCTTGTGGCTATTTAGCTGCGGAGGACCTACCACTCCACCAATGTAGAGACAGGACATCGCTCTGAGGTGAGCTTTGTACCCGTGTAAATAAAAATACCTTACCAATTCTACTCTAAAACAAAAGTCTGTGGAGGACTATAAACTCTACACTTATGTGCCCCAATCTGGAGAGGTTGGTATCACACAATCTGAAGGCTCTGCCACAACTAATGAGCAGATCACAGCCTTTTCAGACCAGGAAGCTGGTTGGACCACCTGCATTGCGGGAGGTTCCGACCCCACTATGAACTTGTCTAGCAATTCTGATTCTGACCTAGGTAACTTTTTGGAACGTCCCGTACGTATACAAGAAAAGTCCTGGGCTGTGGGTCAGCCTTTATTTGATTCTTTCAATCCATGGGTTGACTTCTTATCAAGTCCCCGTGTGAAGGAGAAAATCGCTAACTATGAACTTTTGCGCATGAACCTTCATGTCAAATTTGTCATTTCAGGTACTGGCTTTCATTATGGTCGAGCACTTGCGTCGTATAATCCTTACTTGTATGACTCGCTCACTGTCCAACGTAACTTTTTGGAAGTTGATCTCGTGCAGGCTTCACAAAAGCCGCACATTTTTCTGAACCCAACAACCAATTCAGGTGGACAACTCGATCTACCCTATTTCTACCACAAGAACTATATTTCTTTGTCGGATTTGGATGATATTCATATGGGCGAAATTAGCCTTAAGAGTTTTGATCCGCTTCGCCATGCTAATGGTGGTGATGACCCTGTCACCGTCACTGTTTATGCGTGGGCTTCCGACGTTGTTCTAACAATGCCCACTAGTCTCACTACTGTTCAGTATCAGCCTCAAGCTGGTAAGATGAACTCTGGGGATGAATATGGTAAGGGTATAGTCTCTGCCCCAGCATCGGCGTTAGCGCATGCGGCTGGGCAGCTGACAAATGTGCCTGTTATAGCACCTTATGCTAGAGCCACAGAAATGGTGGCTAAAGGTGTCGGTGAGTTAGCTACTCATTGGGGTTATTCTAGACCCCCAGTCATAACTGACATTGTCCTTCAAAAACCTTCTCCTACTGGAAACATGGCTAACACTGATGCAGCTGATGCTGTTCAGAAATTGTCACTTGATTCTAAGCAAGAGATTACTATCGATTCCCGAACTACTGGTCTCGATGGCACAGATCAAATGGATATTGTCAACTTTGCAAACCGTGAGTCTTATTTGACCCAGTTTACTATGCAAACTTCTGATGCTCCGGATAAACTACTCTGGAATTCTCGTGTTTCCCCTTGCTTATATCGCACTCTGGGTCGAGAAATACATCCAACTCCGATGGCAATGATTTCTACGCCTTTTTCTAATTGGCAAGGAACCATCAAATATCGGTTTCAGATTGTGAAGTCCAATTTCCACAAAGGAAGGTTGTTGTTTCGTTGGGATCCTCGTTCACATGGGGCTAACATTGAGTACAACACCGTATACTCGCGAGTTGTCGATCTAGCTGAAGAGGAAGACTTTGAGATCGAGATTGGATGGGGTCAAGCCGATCCTTTCTTAAAAGTCGAATCTATGAAAGGCGATACTACCAATTTGTTTGGCACCGACCGCTTATCTACATCTTATGACGCGAAATTCAACGGCGTCCTGGAGGTTGACGTACTTAATTCGCTGGTCTCACCGGCGTCTGATACGCCGATCAGCATCAATGTGTTCGTATCTTGTTGCGATGACATTAAGTTTGGCGGTATTGCCACCACTGCTATCAAAGCTTTATCACTATTCGACTCTCCTACTGACCTTGCTACTATTTATGAGCCTCAGTCAGGAATTGTGGACGGACTCGCCATAGCTGGCACGTCCGCGGGGGCCGTAGACTCCCCTGTATCTGCTGATTCTATTCAACCTATTGCGCCAACAGGTGCTTTAGCGGATCAGACGATGAATGTCTTCTTCGGTGAACAACCTAAGTCCTTGCGCGATCTTTTTCGACGCTACGTTTTACATAGGACTACATGCATTGATGCACCATCACGAGGTAATATTAAACTAACTACCATCGTTGAAAATGGGCTTGGGTACTGGCCTGGATGGGACCCAAAAGGTCTCGACGAGCAAGATAGTATAGCTTGTACAATCAGTATCCCCCACTTTGTTCACTTCTTCATGCCCTGTTATGCAGGCTGGAGAGGTGCTACCCGAACTAAGTATACGTTTGAGGGCAATGTGGGTCTTAATCCAACTGTTACTCGTGTTGGCTTTACACAAACAGCCTATGAGTTTAACAGAAACTTTCCGAAGACCAATCAGGGAGAGTTAACAAAGTTCATGACGTATGCAAGTTCCCCATTAACAATTGGGGGAGCGGCATCGACGAACTTAGGTGTCAATAATACCATCGAAGTAGAGACACCCTACTACAACGGAGTTCGCTTTAGCTCCGCGCGTTTACCAAACGCAGACCTCGGTAACTTGTCCGAATCCAACGCCATCCAGTTTACGAACAGTGGCTACAATAGACAATTCGAGGACCCAGATGAAGACTTCGCTTTCTTACGAAGTTGGAAATCAGTTGGAGAAGATTTTACACTCTTCTTCTTCACTGGCTGTCCCATCCTTTATAGGAATGAGATAGTCGTGCCTGGTTAGCAAAGGCAAAATAAGAAAAACCCTGCTCTTGGGTTTTAAATAATATAAGAGCAACCAGTCCGGAATGTGCCTTCCGGAGCGGCCTAGTAGGTCGTTGCAAGGAGATTTATCTCTGCATGTATGATATTTATATCGATAGTTTTACAATGCAGGGGCCGTCCCTTGCAGGAATTTTCTATTGGTTACAAATTTCATCTATGCACTTGCACATTGAACATATGACACATTAAGGTTTAACTATCCCTTTTTTGTGTGATTCCATCTGTTCCATTTGTTGGTAAAAAACGCAAAA